TTTTGATGATGAACCGGGTTGCGAGATATATTCAGCCGCAACAACCAGGGATCAGGCAGGCGTTACTTTCCGGGATGCGCGATTGTATGCAGCTGCTTCTGAGTCGCTTAGAGAAATTTTTACCATTGGCGAACACAACATAGCATGTGAGGCGGCTAATGGTTATTTCCGGCCAGTATCTTCTGAGTCCCGTGGGCTTGATGGTAAAAAACCGCACTTCGCCCTGATTGATGAAATCCATGAACACCCGTCTGACCTTGTAGTCCGCAAAATGAGCGCGGGGACAAAAGGACGGCGGCAAGCGCTTATATTTGAAATCACAAATGCCGGATATGATCGGCATTCGATTTGTTTTCAACACCACGAATATACCGAGAAAATACTTGAAGGTATAGTCGAAAATGACGCTTGGTTCGGGATAATGACGGGGCTTGATGTTTGCCCGAAGTGCGCGGCAGATGGAAAGACTATTCCGCAGGACGGTTGCCCGGATTGCGATGACTGGCGCGATGAAAAAGTATGGGAAAAAGCAAACCCGAACTTAAATTATCTCGGTGCGCCTTTTAAAGACTACCTCCGGCGCCAGGTGGAAGAGGCGAAGTCAATGCCATCTCAGGAGAATATAGTCAAGCGTCTCAATTTCTGCATCTGGACGGAATCAATTACAAAATGGATTCCATCGGACGCTTGGAATGCCTGCGCCTTCCCTGTTGACGCTGTTGCGCTCAAAGGCCGGACCTGTTACGGCGGACTTGACCTTTCATCAACCTCTGATGTCACAGCCTGGGTCTTAGTATTTCCGCCGATTACAGAGGGCGGCAAGTATGAAGTTCTCTGCCGGTTCTTCCTGCCGGCCGATAACATGATGGCCAGAGTCAAAAAAGATAAAGTGCCTTATGATGTTTGGGTAAGGCAAGGTTTTATTACCACCACACCGGGCAATATCATTGACTATGCTTTTATCATTGCTCAGATCAAACAGGATATGGCCGATTATTCCATTGCAGAGCTGGCTTTTGACCGCTGGGGAAGCCAGAAGATAACAACCGACCTTCAGGACCTGGGATTTGAAGTTGAAGGCAAGCGGTCATTAATTCAGTTCGGCCAGGGCTTCGCGTCCATGTCTGCCCCGACAAAGGAAGTCGAAAAGATGGTGCTGTCAAAGGAAATTGCTCACGGCGACAACCTGGTTTTGAATTGGATGATGTCAAACGTGGCGATAAAGACAGACCCGGCGGGGAACAAAAAACCAGATAAAGAGAAATCAACGGAACGCATAGACGGGGCCGTGGCTTTAATCATGGGTATTGGCCGGGCGATGCTAAATATGGCAGTTAAACCCTTTGTCTATCAGCAGGGCAGCATCAGCCGGATAGACAGAGACGACTTTGAGCCGGTCAAAAAGGAAGAATCTGAGGCGCCGGAAGCGGGGAACCTCTGTAAAAGATGTGAAAAAGACACGGAAGGGAAAGTTCATTGCCCTAATTGTGGGGCTAAAACAGGAATTTGAAAGGAGAACACAATGGGAGAAGCAGCAAGAAGGGCGGCGATGGGTGGTCCTAAATTCAATCAGTTAAAACCGGGCCAGCAGATCCAGGTTGACTTAAAGAACGCGACTCCGAAAGTCTGTGAGTGTGGATCGGAACTATTCACCCCGGCGATTAAACTTTATACCGTGAGTGCGTTGGTGAGTCCGACCGGGCAGGAATTGACCGCTCAGCAGCCGGTGTTGGTGTGCTTGGAGTGTAAAAAGCCCATAAAGTGAGGGAATCATGACCGACCTGCCCGATAAAACTCTATTACGTCCTGATGAAGTGGCGGCCTATTATTCTGTAAAGGTCAGAACGGTTCGCGGATGGATTGCAACCGGGAAACTTGATGCTGTGAAAATAGCTGGGGGCCTTCTCAGGATTCGCCGTGATGATATGATAAAAATCGAATCCACTCCGCCCGACGAATAAATGTAGGCAAACAGTTACATCCGCGTCTATCCGCGTCGTTGAAATATTCTTTTCTACCTGTCACAATCCCATCAAAGCAAGAATGATTTGATATGCACTATAGAAATCTCTAATTCATGGTGGTGGTATGCGGTAAATGGCCCTTATCACGGCAAAGAAGTCAGTTTTAACCCGTATCGGCGAGTGGTTGACGCCGAATGTTAGAGATGTTGTCGTTTCTGGGCAGGAAGATAGAGCCGCCAGGCCAGGAGTCTTTGATGACTACTGGTACACGCGAGTTGAAAGCCCGACAGCCGCAGGCGTGAGCGTAAACGAAAGCACCGCCCTGAAATTCTCTCCCGTCTTTGCAGCAGTCATAAAAATAGCCGGAACTATCGCTTCTTTACCCCTTATTACCTACCGGGAAGGCGAAAAAGGCAAGAAAAGGGACTTAAAACATCCGCTTTACTCCATTTTACACCACCGCCCGAATCCCGAACAGACCCGAATGCAGATGTGGGAAGCACTTATGGCGCACCTTCTCCTCTGGGGAAATTGCTACTGTCACATCCAGCAGGACTTGATGGGCAGACCGATTGCCCTCTGGCCACTTGACCCCTCTCGAATGGAAGTCAAGCGCCCCGACACCAACGGGCCTCTCGTTTATCAATACCGCATGACGGATTCCAGCGAACCTGTGAATTTTCCGCCCTGGGAGATACTTCATATCGCCGGTTTGGGCTTCAATGGAACGATAGGTTACTCAGTAATCTCACTTGCGCGTGAAGGTATTGCAACAGGTCTAGCGTATGAAGAGTATTCCGCGCGGTTCTTTAGCAACAACGCAACGCCGTCGGGCATTATCGAAATTGACGGACTTGTTGATGACAAACAAAGAAAAGTCATACGCGAAGACTGGTATGCAGCCTATGGAGGCGTTTCTAAATCCCAATTAATTGGTATTATGGCGCAGGGAATGAAATTCAAGCCTGTTTCGATAAGTCAAGTCGATTCGCAGTTTTTAGAGTCAAGGAAGTTTTCAGTTACTGAGGTTTGCCGATGGTTTAATATCGCCCCTCACATGATCTTTGACCTTGAGAGATCGACAAATAACAACATCGAACAGCAGTCCCTTGAAGCCGTCATTTACACTTTCCGGCCTTGGTGCGTCCGGATCGAACAGGCAATCCAAAATAAATTAATCATTGAAGATGACGTGACTGTAGAGCATCGGCTTGAGGGTCTCCTCCGGGGGGATACTGCGGCAAGGACCGCCTTTTATACTGCCGGCATTCAGAACGGCTGGCTCTGTCCAAACGATATCAGAGAATTGGAAAATCTGGAATTAATAGAAGGCGGGGATACCTATTTGCGGCCATTAAATATGATTCCACTGGGCCAGGATGCTCCGGTAGAGAGCAATGCACAGCAAGAAGGGAAAATTATTCAGATGCAGTTAAAAAACAAGAAGGGAGAATCTAATGCCTCCTCTTAAAGATATCACCGGAATGCGATTCGACAGGTTGGTTGCCTTATCTCTTCATGGAAGAGAGAGGTTCGGCAGGGCAATTTGGCTTTGTAAGTGTGACTGTGGAAGGGGAATTATTGCTTCATCCTCTAATTTAATGAGAGGAAATACAAAAAGTTGCGGATGCCTCCGGGACGAAAAAAGAATTGACAATGGTCACAACCGTTGTGAATGGGCGGATTACTATACCCAGAACCAAAATAGAGAATTTGGAAGGAACCATCTTTAGGCACAAGCATGAGGAGAATGACCTATGACAGAAAATAAATATCATCAGATACCGATGCAAGACGACGGCGACTTCGTTTCGTTTGAGGAAAAAAATTTCCTCCCTGAGAAGGGAATTCAGGTGTCTGCGGGGAAACTCAAAAGCGATCCCGACGGCCCTGCCCATATCAGACAATTCCGTTTTGACCCCGAAAAGTGGTCGATTGACGAGGCCGAGAAGTGGGTCGAGCATCACAAACAGCACTCAGGTCTGGAAAAGCGCTCGTTTGACACCACAATCGGATTCTCAAAGGAAGATCGCAACGAAGTGCGGCTCCGGGGTCTGGCGATCCCATACGGAGAACTGAGCAACAACCCGATTCAGGGTATGTCGGACATGAAAGAAAGAATCCTGCCGGGAGCCTTCAGAAAGTCTCTGGAAAGCGGACGCGACGTGATGATGCTCTGGAATCACGAGTTAAAATATATCTTTGGCCGGACGAGAAAGGGGACATTGCAACTGAATGAAGATGAGAGAGGCGTGAACTTTATCAATGATCCCCCGGAATCAGGCTGGGCCAAAGACTTACTCCCCTCGATCAAGCGCGGGGATTACAGCAACATGAGTTTCAGTTTCAAAGATGATGTCAAACCGGATTTAACCCTGGAGGATGGCAAGTATGTGCGGAACGTCAGACAGGCCACGCTTTTTGAAATCTCTCTGGTCCCTTATGCGGTTTATGAAACGACATCGGTAGGACTGCGCGGTGCGGGTCAATTCATGATTGACGGTTTGATGTTGCCCGACCCGTCAACCGAGCAGAAAAGGACGATGGAAGAACTCGATCAGTTTAAAGAGGTCGAGGAAAAATTCAACAATCTAAAAAAGCAGTGGCTATAGGAGGATTTTTAAAATGCAATCTTTAGACAGAACAATCGAATTAACCAAACTCATTCAGAGCAGGATGGCTGAATGTGAGGCCATGAAAAACAAGGCACAGGCCGAGGGGCGCCATCTCGATGAGGATGAACGGAAAAGATTTGGCGAGTTCATGACGGATGTATCCGTTTACACGGAAGAGCTCGAACTGGAAAAAAGGGAGGCGGTTGTCCGCGAAAGGCTCGCGAGGCCGATGAGCGACGGCGTGCGACCCAACATTGACCCCGCATTGGACGAACTGCAAGCGAAATATCCCGGTCTTCCCCCGAAGGATCAGCGGTTCGCTTCATTCGGCGATGCGCTTGTTGCCGCGAGGTATGCAACCGATCCGTCGCGGGGCGTTGACAGTAAACTTCGCGCACCCGCCGGTATGAGCGAAGGCTCCCCGGCTGACGGCGGGTTTGCGCTCCAGATGGATTATGCGTCCGATATTAAAAAGAGGATGTTCTCAACCGGACAGATTCTTCCCCGGCTGACTAGACTCCCGATTTCCGCAAATAGCAATTCAATCACCATTCCGGCAGCAGCAGACGATACGGAAAGCGCGGGTGTGTTTGGTGGAATCATCGCTTACTGGCTTTCGGAAGCAGGAACGAAATCAACCAGCTCCCCGAAGTTCCGGGAGATGATCCTGAAATTGAAGAAACTCGCCGTCGTTGTTCCGACGACCGACGAATTGCTCAATGACAAGGTCACACTGGAAGCATTTATTCGCACCGGCTCGAATCTTGCCCTGGTCAAAGAGGCGGAGAAGCAGGTCATACGGGGCATCGGTGCCGGACAGCCTTTGGGCGTTCTCAACAGCGGTGCTCTGGTGACGGTAGGCGCTGAACTCGGACAGCTTGCCGACACTATCCTTTACCCGAATATCGTCAATATGTGGTCGCGGATGTACGCGGACAGCCGGACGAATGCAATCTGGCTGATCAATCAGTCCATCGAACCGCAGCTCTATACGATGGGCATTACGGTAGCTTTGGGCGGATCTCCCGTCTACATGCCTGCTGGTGGAGCGAGTGCATCCCCTTACGGCACCCTGTTTGGCCGTCCGGTCATTCCGTGTAACCATTGCAGCAAACTCGGCGACGCCGGCGACATCATCCTG